ACGCTTGCGCTGAATTTCAAGCGCGGTTGCCTCCTGCACCTTACCTTCAAGCGCTTTCAGCGCCGGATGGTTTTCGATGATCTTGGCAACCGAATTGGCCGGATCAGTGAAGAAATCCACTGTATCGGGCGCTTTGACTTCCGCCTTTGCGGGAGCTGCCGAAGTAGCGCGCGTCACAGCCGTCCGCAAACTGTCCTTGATGTATTCGTCGGCAGCGCGCCGGAGGTCGCCTAGTTCACTACCCTGACGCCCGATCACGCTTTGCGCGTCGCGGTACATCTTCGCGAGTTGTGCGGGAGTTTTGCCTTTCAGCTCTTCGGGAATATCGTCTTCTTCCGTTACGGCCGGCGCCGCTTTCTTCTCGGACTTCTTCTGCTTCGCGGGCTCTTCTTCCTCGTCCGCAGGATCGGTCACGCCCTCGGGCAGATCATCCTTGCCGGTTACGTCCGTGTATTCCACTTCGTCATTGGCGACGTGAAGCTCTTCAACTACTTCCGCGCCGGTTTCAAGTGCTGCTGGTTGCTTCTTTGCCATTGGCCTTTTCCTTCGCTCAGGGGGCGGTTAGTAGAATCGTCGTCGGCTGCCCCTTCAAGGACCGACGTGCGATGTGTTATCTGTAAGTGCCGTGACGCTCTTGGTTCCGGCGTTCCTGCTTCATGTGGGATTCTCGCCGTTTCTCCCATTGATCCGCCGCGGTTGGAAAGTCTCCGCTCGTTCCATCAAGCTGGCTGCGCACCGGGGAGATGATGCGCCTAGCTTTGCGCCCGCATTTTGGGCAGAACGTAATGCGTACGTCAGGCTGCACCAATTCTTCGTGTTGATGCCCACTGGCGCACTCGAAGTCAAACAGCCTTCGGCTCATTACCTTCCCCTTCCAGCAGCATGTCGTACGCAGCCGTAACAACAGCCGGCTGAACCATCACTATCTCCAAAACGTGTATCTGCCCAAGCCGCTTATCGAGGTCAGACTGCGTAGCGATACCTTTCAGCGTGTTCGCCGCTTCGTACAGCTTGGCAAGGTCTTCCAGCAAATACGTCCAGCCCGGCGTCTCGAACATCGCCAGCATGGACTCGTAGTAGTGCTGAAGATTACGATCCTTCAGTCCCTTCTGCTCTTCTCGCTGCTCTGCCATCGTTCGCTCCTATCGCTCCAAAAATAGTCGGGGGCCGGGTCGCCTTTTGAGCAGCCCGGAAGCGCGGGAGCGAAGCGCGCCTACTTCCCCCTATTCGTTACAGCATGCCCGTGTCTACGGGTACCGGCACTTCAACCTGCTCAACCTTCACCTGTGGCTCGTTCGCCCTCGCCGCGATGATCTGCTTGTCGGCGATGCGCTCGCGACTGTCGATTCCTTTGTCCTTCAGCGCCACTTCTGCAATTCGCATGCGTCGATCAAACTCTTCGTTGATCTGATCCTCTGGCGTCTTGTAGATTCCCTTGAGTGCAATGCTCTGCGCTTCGAGCGCCGGAGCGACCGCTTCAGAATTCGCCTGCGCATCAAGCAGCCGGGTCTTCGCCCGAATCTCGGCGATCTGCGCTTGCTTCTTGGCCAGTTCGAGCTGGGCATCAACACGTTGCAGCGTCAGAATAACCGGGTCTGTCGGAACGGCGTTCGGGTCCGCCGGGGGCTGCTGCTCGGCTGCCTGTACCCGTGCCAGTTTTTGCTTCAATGTGTTCAGAACCGCGTCGCGGTTTTGGATACCACTGTTGCTGATAAGGGCGATCAGGACAAGCAAGTGCTCTGTCGTGCCCGGCTCCATAGAATTCAGCATCTGCGACAAATTCGCGGTTTCATATTCGCGCTGCATGATACCCATCGTGGACGACACGTTGAACGTCATGTTGGCGGGCATGTAGCGCGGCGAGTCATACTGCATGAACCGCCACATCATTTTCCGCAAAGCCGGTCCGAGAAACTTGTCCAGGTAGCGCATTAACGTGCGCTTGTTGCGCTTGACGATGCCGGACATGGCCATCGACACCGCGCCTGAGCGGGCCTCGCCGCCGACGCCGCTCTTCGCGAGCGACACGGAATCAATCGAGCCGGTCGCGCGTTGCACCAGCGAGTCAAGTAGTTGGACTTGCGCGGCCGAGTTTGCGTCAAGCTCGCCGAACTTGAATGGCTTCAGAATCGTGTTGGGGTCGCCGCCAAGCAAGAGATTCTTGCCCGGATAGATGTCAAACTTGAAGCCGCGTGGCAACTTCGTCGCGTCCATCGCCATCATGGGCGCAGCGCAGAACGCGAGCGCGTCCATGCGGGCACGAAGCTCGGCGTCTAGCAGCTTTTGCGGCGTCGCACCCTTCTCGCAAATTCCACGCCCCCAAAACCGGCCCGGCACGATGTCCCACTGATACGCGACAACCGGGCGGTCCTTCATCATGTCTGGTGTTTCGATCGCCTTGAGCAGATGCGTGTTGTTGGCGATCACCACCCACGCCTCGACCATTGAGGCGTCCACCGGCTCAGTAGAATCTTTCGCCGGGTCTTCAGGGAACAGCTCTTCCGTTTTTTCAGGCGGGAATAATAGTTCCGTTGGCACCTTGCCGTAATAGCGAATGACGTTGACGACATCGGCCATCCATGGCGTTTCTGTCTGCGGGTCCGGCTTCGTCTGAAGGTCGCCCGTGGACACTTCGAGGTCCACTTTCTTGTAATCGCCCTTGCTGATCCCCTCACGCACAATATGCGCGCCCACGTCTTCCTCGATAAAGACGCCGAGGGCGTCTTCGATTCCGCGAGCGGCCGGGTCGATACCGAAGTTGCGCGGATTCACGGAGCGTAGCACCGGGCGCTCAACGTCCGTCTCGGTTACTTCCGCGCTAAACGCGCCGGTCAGTGGGTCGCGCACCGCGACGATATCACGCTCAGTAGATTTCGATTGAACGATTTCTGCGATGCCGGTCCCGTATACCGCCGCGTTTACAACCGTCTCCGAGCAGGTAGACGTGAAATCACTTTTGGCCAAATCTTCGCGAAACAGTGTTTCATTCTTCGATAGTATCTCGGCATTGGCCGGATCGTCTTTTGCCTCGGGCCACAGGTCGAAGAAGTCACCGCGGCCGAATACTGCTTCCTCAATTTCAGCGGCGCCGTTCTCGACCGCCTCGGAGAGCGCGGGCGATATGATCTGCGAGCGCTCCCGTTTGCGCGTCTTCTCCGCATCGGAGTAGATCGCACGCCACAGGCGTTCGTACATGTTCCATTGTTCCTGATAGTTCGCGTTGCGGTGGTCCCGCCACTGGCTGACACGGTTTAGAACCCATGCCACCAATTTTTCATCCGATGTCTTTTCGCGATCAGTTTTATCATCAGGTGCCACGGACGAATCGCGCGGATCGCCATTAAGCACCACTCCCTGCTCAGCGGCCATCATCAGCATTTGCTCTTTCATTGCCATCTCAGTATCCTATCGCGGCATCTTGCGGCTTCCAGTACGGCTCGGTGGCAAGATCGCTGAAGTCCTCAAACATGCGCCCCTTTGAAAGCTGTGCAACGTAGCTCAACGCGTCTGGTATATCGTCATGCACCATCTTGGACGGGAACTGTACCAACTGGTCTTCCAGATCGTCGTTCCAATCGCCGCGCGCAAACGCGATCTTTCCATGTTCAAGCCGGCCTTGCAGCGCCCAAATGATCCGCTCCGTCTTTATCCGGTTCTCATGCGAGAGCGGAACCGGCGTCATCAAGTTCGCTTTCATGCGGCGCGCTTCGTCGTATATGTACGGGAGCACTGCTCGGTAGAGGGCGCCGCTCTCCATACCCCACGCGCTCGGCTCGGTGTCGATTACCGCCTTTACAATGCGGGCCGCCGCTTCCTTCACGCCCCACCGCCCCTTCTGAATGTCTTTTACCCACCAGCGATCAGCATCCGGGCCGTCCGGCAAAACCTTGGCGATCACGATTACGTGCTCGTCCAGCAACTTCTGCCGCGCGGTCACCGCCACCTTCACGTCGGAGAAGCCAGCCAGGTCGATCGCCACAAACCATGCGCCGCCTTTTGGCTCAGCCTCTTCGTATTTGATCCATTCTTCCTTGAGCAGCCCGCCGGTCGGAGAGACGAACTTCGCACGGAATTCCCGATTGTAGGCCGTCGTGCTCAGGCGTCTGCGCGCGGCGTCAATCTCTCCCGCCGGCAGGAATGGATTGTCCTTCGACTCGTAGGTGAACGACTTAACCTCCGGGTCCGTGCCCGACTCGCCGTCTTTGTACAGATCGTAGAACTGGTTTCGTTCGTAGGGCGGCGTGCCGATGAAGAGCGCGCGACCGCGCGCATCAACCAACATCGGGCGCACGATGTCGGTCCACACGTACGGCTTCATGCTGCCATACTCGTCCAGCGCGGCAAAGTACAAGCCGGGGCCGCGCAGCGCTTCGGGATTGTCGGCGCC